AGATTGGCGTTGTTGCGCCAGCAACCTTGACCGAGTTCATGACTCTTGGTTATTTGCAGGATGCAACTGTTGGGCAAGACCCAATGGCTTTGGCTCGCGACTTACGCGATGCCAATGATGTGTTCCTCGATCAACTAGCTGATGTGTTTGATTGTGCTTCGAACTACAACCAGCAAGGCATTGCGAACTTCATCGCTGGCGCGATTGACGGTCAGCAGTTCTACAAGTGGCAGTTGACGGCTTCGCTTGGCGAGGAAGTTACTGAGCCAGCGGTTGACCCTGTTGATGACATGGGCATGGATGCTGACGATGTTGCTGAGGCAATGCCTTCAATGGAAATGTTGACGGCTTATTCTGCTGAACCTGAAACTGATGAGGAACGCGCTTCGGCTGCTCGTATCGGTCAGGGTTCGTTTGTGTCTTGGGATAGTTCCGGCGGTCGCGCTCGTGGCAAAGTCGAAAAGGTTGTGACTAAAGGTCAGGCAACTTCGACTGATGGTTTCACTATCGAGGCAACTCTCGACAATCCTGCTTTCGTTATTCGTATTTATGAAGCGAAGGGCAATGGTTACATTCCGAGCGATAAAACAGTTGTTCATCGCAATGACATTTTGTCAATCATCACTGCCCTACCTTCCCCACGAAATGAGGACATCGACATGGAATCACGCAAATCAAGAATGGCCACAGCTGAGCGAGTGACAATGGATTGCGAAGTTCGCGCCATTGCAACCGATTCAACTTCCCTGCGAATCGGCGGTTACGCTGCGCAGTTCAACAAAGAAGCCACTGGCTTATCGTTCCGCGAAGTGATTGCGCCAGGCGCATTCACTCGCACACTTCAGTCAGGCGAACCAGTGTTCCTGTTGGTTAATCATGACACTGACAACCTTCCGTTGGCTTCAACACAGTCCGGCACAATGTCGCTTCGTCAGGATGAAACTGGTCTTTACATGGAAGCCGACCTTGATCCGAACAATCCTCGCGCACAAGAACTGGCTTCGGCTGTTTCTCGTGGCGATGTTTCTAAAATGTCTTTCGCTTTCACTGTCGAACCTGGTGGCGATACTCGCGAGGCTGGACTTCGTACTTTGCAGGACTTGAACTTGTTTGAAGTTTCTGTTGTCACTTGGCCTGCCTACGATGCAACCACTGTCGGAATGCGTACTGCTTCCGCTGAGGATGCTGAGGCTGAGGCTCTCGAACTACGCAAGCGGATGTTGGACTTGAAACAAAAGTTCAGCAATTCAAAGAACCGCTAACCCATAGATTTCCCCTGTCGCAGTAATGCCTCGGCGGATTGCAATAACCCAACTATTCTCACAAGGAGAAAAAATGTCATTACTTGACAACCTCAAAGAGGCTCGTTCAGCTGCTGCTGCCGATGCTGAGGCGTTACTTGCTGGTGAAGCAACCGCCGAAGTTTTGGATGCAGTTGAAGCACGCCAGGCAGAAATTGCCGACCTAGATAGCAAAATCGAATCTGCTGAAGCACTTGAAGCACGCACTGCCTCTATCAAAGAAGCACGCGCAGCTGAAGGCGTTAAGGCTTTCGGTTCTGCAGTAGTTACTCGCGAAGCGATGACCTACGACAAGGGCAGCGACAACTCATTCGTTCGTGACATGATTGGCGCAACCCTTCGCAACGACTCACAGTCATGGGAACGCTTAAACCGTCATCAGTCTGAAATGGCTGTTGAACTTCGCGACATCAACCGCACCGACACAAGCGGTGGCGACATGGTTCCGCCTTTGTACCTAATCAACGAATACGCAGAGTTTGCTCGCGCTGCTCGCGTAACCGCTGACCTAGTCACAAAGATGGCACTACCTGCTGGAACTGACTCAATCAACATTCCTGCAATCACCACTGGTTCACGCACTGGCTTCCAGGCTGCTGACAACTCAAGCACCTACGCACCAACAAGTCCTCGTGACCTTGTTACTGCAACCAACACCGGTCGTGTTGAAACAATCTCAGGTTTTGAGAATGTTTCGATTCAGCTTGTTGAACAGTCACCAATCGCTGGCGGTCTTGATCGTCTAATCTTCGGCGACCTAATGGCTGACTACGCATTGCAGTTGAACTCTGCTGTTGCTGGCAACGGTACTGGTTCTGCTGGTTCGCTAAAGGGCTTCGTGACACTTGGCACCGATAGCACTAACGGAATCCCTACAACCTGGACTGAGGCCACACCATCTGCAACTGGTGGCTTGAGTGCAATCACAAAGGCAATCTCGCAGGTTGTAACAAACCGTTACAAGGCAGTCGAAGCCATCGTTATGGCACCGGCGACTTGGTACTGGTTAGCATCACAGGTTGACGGCTCAAGCCGCCCACTAATCGTGCCTACCGGCAACGGCCCATTCAACGCTGCTGGTGTAACAACCGCAGCTGGCGCACCTGCTGGCCTTGTTGGCACAATCTACGGCGTTCCAGTGTATGTTGACGCAACACTAAAGAACACCGCTGGTGCATCAACAAACCAGTCACCAATCTTGGTTGGCAAATTTTCTGATTCTTATTTGTTCGAATCAGGCGTCCGCACACGCGTATTGCCAGATGTCTTGTCAGCAAACCTAACCGTTCGCTTCCAGGTTTACGGTTACGCAGCTCTAATCCATCGCTACGCGAAGTCAGTTTCTGGCATCAGTGGCACTGGTGCAGTTACGCCTTCAGGCTACTAATCCAAACAATGGCAGTGGCGACCTTGGCAACAGGGTCGCCACCGTCATTTCCAAAACTTAAAACTTTGTAGGGGTACAAATGGCAGGGATGAAAACTATTTTGCTTGAGGCAGTTGTTGCCTTGCAAAAGGTGATTGACAACAATGGCACTGTTGAACAGGTGCTTGAGTTACTCGATCACAATCAAGACTTTCCAAACATCGAGCGTGAAACCCGATGAGGTCACGCGAAACTGTTTGCATCGCGATTCCGCATGACGGTTCGATTGATGCTCAAATGACTTTGGATTTGGTTTCGCTTATGCGTGACCGCCGAACAAGGATTGACTCACTTCAGTTGGCGCATGGCACTGGCCTTCTTGCTCGGACTCGCAATCTGATTGTGAAAAACTTTCTTGATGATTCGAATGCCGACTGGCTGTTGATGGTTGATTCTGACCAGTCGTTGCCAATCTCGGCTTTTGATTTGTTGATTGAGTCTGCGCATAAGGATGACCGACCTGTTGTTGCTGGCTTGGTGTTCGCCGCTTTCTATGACAATCAAGTCTTGCGACCTGTGCCGGCAATCTACAACATCTCAGCTGATGGCGCGATGCTTCCGATTGACGACTATCCAAAGAACTCACTCGTTCAGATTGACGGTTCTGGCACTGGTTGCATTCTGATTCACCGCGATGTTCTTGTGGCTATTCGTGCAAAGGCGACACCGAATCAGGGAACTGACTGGTGTTGGTTCTTTGATGGCGCGATTGAAGGTCGCTGGTTCAGCGAGGACTTGTTGTTCTGTCGCAAGATTCTCGCACTTGGCTTCCCTATCTTTTGTCACACTGGCGCAATTCTCGGCCATCACAAACAGTTCTGGCTTGATGAACGCCAGCACGATCAGTGGAAATCTGAAAACAAAATCTAATCTCTCGGGGGCAATGAACACCCCTGCCATTGTCCCCGAGTCCCTTTTGAAGGAGTGTTGATGTCAACAAGTTATCCTGGCGCATTGGATTCATTCGTGAACCCAACTGCAACTGACACGCTTGACAGCGCAACTGTTCCTCACGCTGCCCAGCATGACAACATCAATGATGCAATGTCGGCTGTTCAGGTCACTCTTGGTGTGAATCCTCAAGGCGGTTCGGCAACTGTTGTTGCTCGGTTGACTGCCCTTGATTCAACTGTTTCTGGTAAGGCTTCACTTTCAGCTGCTAACACTTTCACGACTGGCGCACAAACAATCCGCACTGGTGCTGATGCGACTAAGGGTTTAATCCTGCAACGCAATAGCGCAACACAGTCGGCAAACATTGTCAGTGTTGTTCAGTCTGATGGCACAACCGAACTTGCTCGCGTTCGACCTATTGGACAACTTGGTGTTGGCACTCTAATCACTAACACTGCCCTTGGTATTAATACAGATTTAGTTGGCGACAACCGCGCCATTGTTATCAAGGCAGGTCAGACAACACCGACCAACAATGCAATCGAACTTTTGCCTTTGGCTAACAATACGCCTGTGATGAAGGTTGATTTTGCTGGCAACATTACTGCGCCGACTTTCATTGGCGCATTGACTGGCAATGCTTCAACGGC